TTTCGTGTCATGACATACGACGGCATCAACCTAATCAGCGCCGACGCAGGCACCGGCTTAATCTACATCCATTCCGGAGTCACCGCCACAATCAGTTCATCATTCGCAACGCCTGGGGCGAATGTTCGTGGCATGGCATACGACGGCGCAAACCTGATAACCGCCGACGCAGACACCGATTTAATCTACGTTCACAGCGGCATCACCAGCACGATCAGCACATCATTCGCAACGCCTGATGGCAGCATAACCGGACTCACATACGACGGCACCAACCTAATCAGCGCCGACAACGGCACCGATTTAATCTACGTTCACTCAGGCATCACTGCCACGATTAGCACATCTTTCGCGACGCCTGGCGAGGTGAACAGGGGCCTGACTTATACCGGATGATCGCTTAAAAGACACAATAGACAAAACCAGGAGAAAATATGAAATACGTTAGAGTAGAGATAACAAAGAGCCTAGGAAGCAACGGCAGGGTGGACTGGGTATACCCAGACGGGTACAGCGCCGACGGCATTATTCCTGCACGATACCAGCACCAAAGCGGACAGGTGCAACACTACGAGGATGAGTTTATGCTTGGTATCGCTGACGACTCGGTAACCGCCAACGGAACTACGATCATTGAATTGACAAAGGCCGAATATGACGCGGAGCTGCTGACTATCCCGCTGATGGAATCTGCGCAGCAATGATAAAGGCTGTACTGATAACCGCCGCCGCGCTATCCATGAACGCCTCCATGGCCGCAACGCTAAGCGCTGGCTCTATTGCGTGTACGAGTGAGGATAAGCTTACCCAGCTAGCAACGGCCGTCAATACTGGCGATAAGCGGGCGATTGAATGGCTAGTAAAGCGCGGGTGCATCATCACAAGAAAGGACTTCCCGGCTACCGCCCTATCTGTAGGGGAGTCCGGGGCGCATGAGGTGCGGGTATACGGCGATAATGGAGTCACGGCTAATATGTGGACTGCTGAAGAAAGGATTGGTGAGTGATGCCAGCCCCGCCAGGAAACCAATTCTGGAAAGCAAGAGCCAAACACGGCAGGGATAAGATATTCTCCGATAAAAACTCGTTATGGTCGGCTGCGTGCGAGTATTTCGAGTGGGTGGACAGCAACCCGCTAGTAGAAAATAAGGCTGCCCAATTCCAAGGGGAGCAAGTAGACCTAACAATCAACAAAGCAAGGGCAATGACGCTTGACGGCTTGCATATCTTCCTTGATATATCCACACAGACATGGAGTGATTACAGGGGGAGGGAAGATTTTATTGATGTCGTTGCCAATATTGAGCGCGTAATACGTACCCAGAAGTTCACAGGGGCTGCGGCAGACCTGTTTAATGCCAACATCATAGCTAGAGACCTGGGGCTTAGGGACTCGACAACGAGCGAGGTCACAGGGCCGGGAGGCGGGCCGATCCTGGTTTCCGAGATATCCGATGAAGAGCTGGCAGAAGAAATAGCAAAGTATGCACTCGAACCAAAGGATATTTGAGTTACTACTCGAAAAGAAAATAAGGGATGCCAGGGAGGACTTCTATTCCTTTCGCCAGCTTATGAATCCTGGCATGAAGGATGGATGGTGGCAACGCGAGGTGGCAGCGGAATTGCAGCAATTCGCAGAGTCCTTTCTATGCGGTGAATCCCCGAAGCTTGTAATCCAGGCTCCTCCACAGCACGGAAAGTCCGTGCAGATTATTGACCTAATCGCATGGGTGGCCGGTAAAGACCCATCAAAGAAGACTATTTATACCTCGTTCTCTGAGAGATTGGGGGTAAGGGCTAACTTGAGGCTACAGCGCACATATACATCGAGGTTGTACTCGCGAATATTCCCGGAAACATCAATAAATAGCTCAAATACAGTAACAGTGTCTGGGCAATACCTGAGAAACAGGGAGATATTGGAGTATTGTGGTAATGACGGGTTTTTTAGGAATACAACCGTAAGGGGGGCGATCACTGGCGAGTCTCTGGATTTGGGGGTTATTGACGACCCGATAAAGGGGAGGGCAGATGCCAACTCTAGGACGGTGAGAGATGCGGCATGGGATTGGTTTACTGATGATTTTTTTACCAGATTTAGCGAGGGCGGGGCATTGCTCGCAATCCTCACTAGGTGGCATGTTGACGATCCTATAGGGCGACTGATTGATTCCTCTGATGACGTGCGAGTCCTGACTTATAGCGCCATAGCAGAGAGGAATGAGGAGCATAGGAAGGAGGGGGAGGCGTTATTCCCTGAGCACAAAAGTGTAGACTTTTTGCTCGATAGAAAATCTATCATGGACACGAATAGCTGGCAGAGCCTATATCAACAGAATCCATTCACTATAGGCGGAGAGATTATAAAGGGCGGCTGGTTTGGCCGATACACGACACTACCAAAGATGAAATGGCGGGCGATATTCGGCGACACCGCGCAGAAAAAGAAAGAAGCAAGCGATTATCAGGTTGCCGAGTGCTGGGGCCTTGGCGATGATGGAAAAATATACCTGATTGACATGCTGAGGGGTAAGTTTGAGGCGTACGAGCTGGAGAAAAGGTTTCCTGATTTCTGGCAAAAGCACAAATCAGCCGATACCGGAAGGCTCAGGTACTTCGGGATAGAGGATAAGAGTAGCGGGACAGAGTTAATCCAAAGGATGCGCAAGAAGATTACTCCCGCTATCCCGGTTAAGGCTATCCCCAGAAGCATCGACAAGGTAACCAGGCTTCAGGATGTGCTAGGCTATATCGAGTCTGGGCATGTTATGATTCCACTAAATGCACCGTGGGTGCATGATTTTATAGCTGAATGCGAGGCGTTCACGGCAGATGACGCTCACGACCATGATGACCAAATAGACCCTATGTGTGATGCTATATCCGATATGCTACACAATGCAAAACCAAGCCTAAAGGACATGCTCTAGTGGAAAAGTACACTCAAACAGACTCAGGCCTGATAGTCCCGAAATCATCCGTTGATGGACTACAGAATGTCGCATCCGGCCTTGGTACAGCAAAAGGCAAGCGCGCATACAATCAATTCGTTGCCGGGGTAATGACGAACTTTGCCGAGATGGATGCTGCGTACCAAACCAACTGGATAGCACGCAAGATCGTTGATATCCCAGCTGGGGACATGGTGCGAGAGTGGAGAACCATAAAAAGTGCCGGGGCCGAGGATATCCAGCGGGAGGAGCAGAGAGTAGGACTGAAATTCGCATGTGATGACGCGCTAAGCTGGGCTAGATTATATGGCGGTGGCGGTATCCTCATGATCACGAATCAAGACTTGAGCAAGCCGCTTGATGTTACCAAGATAAAGAAGGGCGATTTGGAGCGACTCCTAGTCTTTGATCGTTGGGAAATGTCAGCAATGACGCTTAACACATGGGATGTGCTGTCCGATAATTACTTGTTGCCAGAATTTTACACAATCCAGGGCGGATCGCAGCAAATCCACTGGTCTCATATAGCCCGGTTCAATGGGGCGAAACTGCCGCGTAGGCAAATGGCTATAACCCAAGGCTGGGGGGACTCTGAGCTAAGGAAGTGCATGGAGGATCTGCTTGATACGGTATCGGCCAAGGGCGGCATCGCTGAGCTAATGCAAGAAGCCAATGTTGATGTGATTACCCGTGATGGCCTATCTGAGGAGCTTGCCAGCGATCAGGATGAAGCGATCACAGACCGGTATATCCTATTTTCCCAGCTTAAGTCCATTGTTAATCTCGCCCTGCTCGATGGGGAAGAGTCATACGATAGAAAGACCCTCAATTTATCCGGTGTTGCTCCAATCCTTGAAAATCTCATGGTATGGCTTACCGGGTGCGCTGACATCCCGATGACCCGATTCTTCGGGCAAAGCCCTGGCGGGTTAAACTCCACAGGAGAGGGGGATCTATCAAACTACTATGACTCGATACGCGCCAAGCAAACAAGCCAGCTTGCGAAGCCGTTAATCCATATTGATCAGGTTCTCGTTAGATCTGCCTTGGGGGATATGCCGGATGACTACGACTACACATGGAACCCGCTGAAGCAGCCTAATCAGGTGGAGCTAGCTCAGGCGGAATTGTTGCGTGCGCAGAAGAGCGCCGTCTACCTCGAAGACGGAGTTGTTGTCGTATCCCAAGTACAGAAGAACCTTGAGGCCAACGAGGAGTACCAGTTCCTTGATGGGCAGATAGAGGAGGCCGAGGCGATTGAGGGTAGCGATCCGTTTGACCTTGAGGAGGGGGTAGATGGAGAAATAGACCCATCTAAGTCACTTAATGGCGCACAGGTTACGGCGCTGATGGAGGTTATCTCGCAGATAGGATTAGGCGAAATATCAAAGGAGACCGGAGAGAAGATAGTATCCGCATCATTCCCCGTATCTCAAGCAGAAGCCCGCGCGCTATTGTCTGATGTAAAGGAAGGCGAGAGCAGTGGTGAGTGATATACTGCGCGGCAAGGAGCTTTTGCAATCTCAGCTTGAGGAGATATCCAATCGACCAAAGAAGGCCAAGGCGGCAAAGTCAGTGCAGCCTGACAAGGCAGCGGCGCGCACATATAATTCAACCCTCCAAAAGCTGGTCAAGGCCATAAGGAAGGATATCGACGAGCAGCTGATACCGATGATTAAAGCTCTTGAGCCTCAATACGTCGGAGATTCTGCTGTTTATGACGGGTGGGCGGCTGATATCTCGGCGTTATTCGAGAGATTGACGGCTAAGTGGTCATCTCCTGAATTCTTCGGGGCAGCCAAGGGCGTGGCATCAGCCTTTGTTAATGCTATTGGCAGAAATAACAGGAGTCGGTTCGCAAAGTCCGTTAAGTCCGTAGGGATAGATGTGTTCGGCGACTCACCAAACCTAGAGAACATATTGGACGCATCAGTAGCGGAAAACACTAGATTGATCAAATCTATCCCTAGCCAATATCTCGGACAGGTCGAGCAGCTAGTCACCACGAACATGAAGGCAGGGCTAAGACCTTCTGCCATAGTATCCCAGCTTCAAGAGCGGTTCGGCGTCACCAGGCAGCGTGCAACCATGATAGCCCGCGACCAGACATCCAAGGCCAACGGGGAGCTATCAAAGCAGCGGCAAGAAGATGCTGGCTTTGAGTTTTTCCGATGGCTTGATGCTGATGATTCACGCGTCAGGCATAGGCATGAGGCTATATCCAATGCAGATGTAGGGTATGGCAAGGGCGTTTACAAGTGGTCAGACCCGCCAAAGAACGACAAAGGGCAGCCAATAATCCCCGGACAGGAGATAAATTGCCGATGCGTGGCCCAGCCGGTAACCAGTAGGCAGGTTGCGGAAAGTAAGAAGAATGGCTAGTATGTGGTTGATCGCTAGGGCAGCGTGGTACAATGGGACATCAAAAGAAGTGGAGTTACCCCTTTGAAAGTAACGCTGTTCGACCGCTCTACATTCGCCATAAGCCAGCGAGAATACACGCCTGAGGGATTTTTGAAGGTTCCTGGCCGTGTTGCGCGTACTGGCATTCAAGATTACTTAGCCTCTGAGCTTGGTCTCGATGGAGACCCTTTCCGCATCATCAAGGTGTACCGCCCCGAAGAGGAGGTGTTCAAGGATGAATCACTGGAGACTTATCTTGTGGCCGATGTCACAGATAGCCACCCCGATGAGCTGGTCAACTCCAAAACATTCAAGTCAGTTACAGTCGGCGTCGTTTCAGGCGCAGGCGTAAGGGATGGCGACTATGTTGTCGCTCCATTGGTGATCAAAGACGCCGACGCAATCAAATCAATCGAATCCGGCAAGGCTCAGCTGTCAGCCGGGTACACAGCAGAATATGACAACACCCCAGGCAAGACCGAAGATGGTCAGCCCTACGAATTCATCCAGCGCGATATCAAGATTAACCACGTCGCGGTGGTGGATAAAGCAAGAGCGGGCGCGATGGCTCGTATTTTAGATAAACAACCGGAGATCACTATGATCAAAGTAATGCTAGATAACGGTCGAGCCGTCGAGATGGAGGATGCTGCCGCCGCGCAAGTGGAAGACAGTATTGCCCGCCTGACCACAGCGGCGCAGACCAGCAAAGACTCAGCGGAGGAGGTGCAGGCAAAGCTGGATGGCTTGCAGGCTCAGCTGGATTCAACCACCGAGGAGCTAGAAGCGGCAAAGAAGGCCTCTTCTGATTCCGCGATCCTTGCCCGTGTCGAGGCCACAACCGACGCCATGACCGCCGCATTGAAGGTTGCAGGTAAAGAATTCACCTGTGATTCCTCAAATCCTGACGAGATTAAACGTGCCGCACTGGTAGCCAAGTACCCAAGTAAGGGATTTGACGCCAAGCCGGACGCCTATATCCAGGCGATGTTCGACATCGAGATGGAGAAGGAAGAGGACGAGAGCGAAGAGGAGAAGGCGGAGAAGAAGGCCGCCGAAGACTCCCGCGCAAAACTGGCGCAAGATATGGCTCATGTCGACAAAGACAAGCCATCAGCGAAGCAGGCCTTCACTGACAGTCTCGGCAATCGCTGGGAAAAAACCTTAGAGGGGGATAAGTAATGGCCGTTCAAACCACATACTCAATCGATCACGGCGAGGCCTACGCGGGCATGCCCGTAGATCTACAGCTCTGCAACACCGTCTCGAAGCTCAATAAGAGCGGCGCAACTATCGTGTATGGCAAAGCCGTAGCAACCGACACCGAGGGAAGCTCCCGTCTGGTCGCCACTGGCGATACCGCGCTGGACTTTAATGGCGTTGTAATGCGTGAGCTTAATCGAGCCTATGCAGACGGCGATACCTTCGGCGCACCCGATGACATGGACATGACCGTCATCACACATGGCGTTGTGTGGGTGGTTGCTGCCGAGGCTGTTGCAGTCGATGAGCAGGCTTATTTCCGCGTAGGTGCTACCAGCCAAGGCGACTTCTCAAACGCAGCAGGAACCGGCGTTACCGAGAGCATCCTGCTGACTGGTGCCAAGTTCATCACCGCAGGCGCTCAAGGCGACCTTGTGAAGCTTTCAATCGGCCTTGGAGGTTAATCACCATGCCACAAATGACAACAGTAACCCTGGATAGTGGTGAGGTCATTCAATTTGACGCCGCCATGCCTACCGTCGATGACGGTCTCGCCTTCTTCCTCAGCCAGCTTTCACAGACTGAGGCGAAGATTTACGAAGCCAAATACCGTAATATCGTCTACCCTGACTTTATTCCGGTAGATACTTCTCAGCCTGAGTGGATCGACACCGTTACCTACATCAGCTATGACGCTGTGACCATGGGTAAATTCATCGGTGCCAATGCAAAAGACCTGCCTCAGTCCGATATCAACGCCAGCAAAAGCACCATTCAGGTGTTCTACGGCGGCAATAGCTACGGATACTCGCTCGATGAGCTACGCAAGTCGCAGCAGCTCCGCATTCCTGTTGACACCACCAAGGGGCGTATGTCCTTCCGTGGCTTCCAAGAGCATGCGCAGCGCGTCGCATTCTTTGGCGACTCGGATCGCGGCATCACCGGTCTGTTCAACAACGCCAATGTGCAACTCAGTAATTCATTGCTGAACTTCACCACCGCAACTGGTCAGGAGGTCATTTCTTACATGAATGCCCTACTTATCACTGTGTGGCAGAATAGCGCAGAGACTCATCTTGCTAATATGTTCGTCCTGGATAGCGACAACTGGGCAATCATCTCAGAAAAGCGCATGGACTCCGGCACCGATACCACTGTGCTTGAGTACTTCAAGACTAACAACCTCTACACCGCAATGACCGGATCAGAGTTGAGCATCAAGCCTAACTTCGAGATGAAGACGGCTGGAGAAAGTGGCGTACCTCGCATGATGGCCTATGAGATGAATGATGATAACCTCGTCATGCACATGCCTATGCCTTGGCGTTCACTGGCTCCACAGCCTGACGGTCTGCGTGTTAACGTACCAGCGGAGTATAAGTTTGGCGGTGTTGAATTCCGCTACCCTGGCTCTGCTGCATACCACGACAACGCAGCGTAACCAGTTAGCGCAGGATAGGGAAACCGAAAAGCGGAAAAGCCCGCCGCCTTCCTGCGCTTCTATTTTTGGGCGTATTAGGGGTTAAATACGATGGAAGTCATTAACAACGCAGCACGACTAATCACTTATTCCTTTAAAAAGGAAAAGTACAAACTCATGCCAGCCGGTGATCCTGTTGAGATCCCCGACGAGGCGAAAGACGAGAGTCCGTACCTGAAGACCCTTCTTGCCAATGGTACGCTGGCAATTGTTGAAGGCGAAGCCAAAGCAGAGGCAGAAAAAGCCATTGCGACATTGCGCGAAGAGGCGGAAGGTCTCGGCATCGACGTAGATAAGCGATGGGGCGAAACTCGGCTTAAGGAAGAGATTGAAAAGGCCTTGGCTGAATAATGGCCACTATCGAGCAGGGCATTCATGTGTCCATTGATACCGCCACCCATGATGCATTGCTAGAAGTCATAAGAAGCTCATATGACAACCTCGGCATATGCATTATGGATGTATCTATAGACTGGAGTGTAATGGCTGATAGCGCGCCAGAGATGATGCGATTAAATAGCATCGAAGTAAAGTCATCCAAGGTGATTAAGTAACAATGGCCGACTCTCTACCGATAATTCAGCTAGACAAGGATCAATGGGTCGATGTCTATGCTGCGTCCGGTATTGCTGTCGGCACTATTTTAGAAATCCAATCTCTGAATGCTGGTGATGTCAGGATACATATAGGGCCTGATCAACCAGATGACGAGGATGGACACGAGCTAGTGATAAAGGCTGGGAAGACCGTAACCCCGCCTTCTCCTAGTGGAATATGGGCGTTCTCTCAGATGGGGGGCGCTGTGCATGTGGCTAAAGCCATCACCCCGTCAACGTCTATTGTCGGGACAGCTGGCGCGGCTGCTGATGTGTCTCGCTATGGTCAGTTGGTAACGGGGATGCGAGGCGACGATGTGCTGGTTCGATTTGAATACAGCAACTCAAGCGAGGACGTCATTGAGACCGTAGCAGGGACTGGCACAACCGGGAACGCCGATGCTATGGCATCCGTTACAACGGGGATTGGCGTTGGTGAGGCGATAATAGAAAGCAAGCGCTTTATCACATACCGGCCAGGGCATGAGGTATACGCGTTCTTCACCACCATATACGACACACCAGAGCCTGGCACCTATCAGCGGCACGGGATATTCAATGGTGTTGATGGCTTCTTTTTTGGTTACGAAAATACTGTATTTGGTGTTTCCCTCAGAAAAGACGGGGTAGATGAGTTTTTCCCGCAATCAGGGTGGAATATTGATCCGTGCGATGGCGCTGGGAAGTCTGGGTTCAATCTAAATCACAATGCGCTACTTCAATACAAGATAACTTACGGATGGTTAGGATCTGCGCCGGTTAGTTTCTGGGTGTACGGGGGCATAGGATATGACTGGATACTTGTGCATGTCATCGATCAGACAAACACATCAACATCCCCAACAATAAGTGAGCCGAGCCAGGCGATAAAATTTGAGGTCGGACGCACGGCAGGGGATGGCGCTGATATAACCATGAGAACATCGTCATGGGCTGGCGGCACTATCGAGGGCATCCACACCCACGCAGGGCATCGCGTGTTCGCGGGGGAGGGGTTCTCTTCTCTTTCAGCTGGAACAGAGACGTTAATAGCGGCATTTAGAAATAAAGATACATTCCAAGGCAGGGCAAACAAGGTTGCTATCGAAGCCACATATATGGGCGCGTCAACGGATGGGACTAAATCGGTTATTATTAGGTTCTGGAGGAACGCCACGGTAATTGGTGGAGTATGGAATGATGTCGATGCGGATAATTCTGTAACAGAGATCAATGTAACGGCCGCATTTACTCAAGGATCTGGGAAATATGAGATGTCTGTGCCAATGGCGAAGTCAGACACTATATCTCTAGTACTTGGGGCAGGCCATATTCACTTGGAGATGGATCCGGGAGAGTTAATGCTTGTTACTGGCGAATCCGCCGGAGCAAGCGAGGTAGAGCTGTCATTTAGATGGGAAGAGTACTTCTCGTAGAGGGTTCATGATGGATATCACGGCAGAAGTAATCACGGCATTCAGAACAGCATACCCCGCATTCTCTGATGAGGTGACATGGCCCGACAGCGTTGTAACTACGGCCCTGTGCGAAGGCGACGCAGAGACAGGAGGTAGAGGGTGGGGTACATATGACGATGAATGCCATAACTTCAAACAGCGCGGAATGTTCATGTTCGCCGCCCATTGGCTAACTACCACGTACCCCAAAGGCGCTACGGATGATACGGCGCAATCTGGCAATGCAAACAACGCGGTGCTGTCAAAGTCGGTTGGCGATGAGTCTGTGACTTTCGGGGCCGCATCGGTTGCCGATATTTCGGATTCTGGCAATGGGTGGCTTGCGTCAACCTCATGGGGCCAGCAATTTATGCGTCTACGCAGGCGTGCAGGCATGGGTGCTAGAGCAGTATGATCAAGTCCACCGTATCTGGCGTTGACAAGGTAAAAAAGGCGCTTGATGAGGTGCTAAAGAGTCTTGACGCGCCGATGGTTACGGTAGGTATTCACGAGGATGCAGCAGATCCGCCTGAGGGTGAAATCAACATGGCTACCCTTGGAGCTGTGCAAGAATTCGGGAATGATCGTATTCCTGCGAGACCATGGCTTGAGCCTGGATTCCATGTCGGGGATGAGGATTACTCCGACATTATGAAAGATGCAGTAGCGCAGGCCATTGAAGACGGCAAAGGAATGGATCAGGCAATGAATCAAGTTGGACTGCTCGCGGTTGGAAACGTGCAGCAGTACATGACCGAGTTAAAGGCCCCTGCCAACGCGGAATCAACGATCAAGAGAAAGAAGAGCGCAAACCCATTGATTAATAAAGGCGCTATGAGGGCAGCGGTTACCTACAAAGTGCAGCAGCAGAAGCCGGAGGAGGGTCTGTGAGTTTAGATATGGAAGGCCATATTGATGACTGCCTCCAGTCTATCCCGGCGACCCGCTACTCTCAGTCCGGGGCCAGAGTTGACGGAAGGTGGGTGGCAGGGCCAGAAACCCCGACCCCCCACAAGGTGACACTTCAGCCACTAAGTGAGAGGGAGGTCGCGAACCTTGGCGAAGGCGCGGAGAGGGTGCAGGATTACCGCAAAATATACGTTAATGATGGTGATTTGTATTCGATAACTCCACAGGATGAGTGGGTGTTCGATTCGCCTGAATTGTCTGGGCTCCGGTTCACTACATATAGACTGGATAATAGGCCTTGGCGTAATTACTGCAAATGCGTGGTGCATCTAAATGACAGATAGCGAGATCTTTGATGTCATGCAGGTCGTTGTTGTTGCGGTTTCAGGTCTTGATATAAACAACGTGATCCCCGCTGATGATAACCAGCAAGCACCAGCAGGCCCTTACGCGTCAATAAAGGTAGGCGCAAGTAGGGGGCAGCGCGGCCAAGCCAACATAATCACGTCAAATACAGACCCAGTGTCATCGCCAATCGGGGATGTACTCGACGTTAATCACGACATACGACCACAGTTAACCGTTGATGTTGCCATTAACTTCTACCGTGGCAGCGCCCTTGAGAGTGCGTCAAGTATCTATCAGGCGAATAAACGCCCAGATATTAGCGCCGCGCTATTCCTTGCCGGTCTCGGCTGGAAAGGCTCAAGCGCAGTTAGTAATTTGACCGCTTTGCAGTCGAATGAAAGAGAGGAGCGGGCGCTTATTACCGTCACGCTATTGCACGAAAAGTCACAGGTAGTGACAACGAATGCTATTTACACCGTTCAAATCGCCATTGAAAACGAGGGCGGCGATACCATTCAGGTTGAGACGGTGTCTGGGCTCGTACCATCTCCTGTTGACGGGAACCTAATCAGTGCCGATCTTGGCGCTCATCTGATCTACATCCATAACGGCATTACAGCCACGACCAGCACATCATTTGCAGCGCCTGCAAACAATCTATCTAGCCTCACTTACGACGGAGCAAATCTTATCAGCGTCGATGTCGTCACCGATCTAATCTATATTCACTCCGGCGTCACCGCAACAATCGGCTCGTCTTTCGCAGCGCCTGGGGGGCTGCTTCCACGCGGCCTTGCCTACGACGGAATAAACCTTATCAGCGCCGACGTAGGTACAGGCCTAATTTACATCCACAGCGGCATTACTGCCACGATCAGTTCATCGTTCGCAACGCCTGGTGCCAATACAGCAGGCCTAACCTACGACGGATCAAACCTAATTAGCGCCGACGACGGCGTCCATTTAATCTACATCCATTCAGGTGTGACGGCAACGATCAGTTCATCGTTCGCATCGCCGTCCGATATTCTAACCGACATCACGTACGACGGATCAAACCTAATTAGCGCCGACTCAGGAACCGACCTAATTTACATCCACAGCGGCATTACTGCCACGATCAGTTCATCGTTCGCAACGCCGAGCGGACTACCATACGGCCTAGCCTATACCGGCGGGCCATTTTAACGCTATAATCACGGCAGAAATAACAGGAGTTAGCTATGAGCTACGATGCGTCAAATATCATTAACATTGCCACACGGATCAGCCCGCAGGGGTTGTCGTTTGCCAACTTCTCACTGGCTATGCTTTTTGCGCCAGAGGATGAGCTGCCGGGTGGCTTTACTGTTAACACCTTCCGCGTGTACCAGAGCATGGCAGATCTAAGTGTAGACTTCGCCAGCACGACAGAGACATACAAAGCGGCGCAGCGCTATATGTCGATGATTCCAACCCCGCGAGAGATTAGGGTCTGGGGCAGGAAATCAACCACCGCCACCATTGAGACCATTGTCGAGACGCTAGATATCGCGGCAAATGAGACATGGTGGTATTGGACGTTTTTCACCGAAGATGTATACAGTGATGAAGCGTCTATGCTTCTCGTTGCTGATTGGCTGGACGCGAATACCCGGTTCTCGTTCAACTGCTCAGTGGCCGCAGACATCAGGGATATTGCCGATGATACAGACATCGCATCCCAGATGACTACGCAGGGAACCCGCCACATCTCAACATTCAGCCACGCAACTGACCCATATGCCGGGCACTCGCTGGCCGCCTGGTTCTCCTCGGTAAACTACTCAATCCCAGGCTCTACCATTACTGGCGAGTTCAAGAAGCTTCCCGGCGTTGATGCTGAGAGCCTGACGGGGACTGAGTACGCGGCCATGAGGCTCGACACTAAGAAGGCTGTATTCTATACGGTAGTAGACCTTCAGGGATCGACCGATGCCGGGCGCGTTATCAATAGCTGGTCTCATTCATCGTTTGGCGAGTACATCGACGACGTCGTTAACCTTGACGCATTCGTAAACAATCTTCGAGTGTCTATCTATAACGCAACAGCGAATCAACCCACCAAGCTAGCGCAGACCCCGCCGGGGCAGTCTGTCTTGCTGGCAGCCGCAAGGGATGTCGGAGAGCAATACATCTCTAATGGATACCTTGGGCCTCGGATTTGGACTAACCCAGATAACGGGCAGGATGAATTCACGGAGGGCTATGAGATACTGACAAAGGCAGACGATATTTTGACTATCTCTGACTCTGATCGTGCAGATCGCAAGTCAGCACCAATACGAATTAGGATATTCCGTGCCGGTGCCATCCATGCCGTTGATATCACTGTTGACGTATTTTAAGGGGAACGATAATGGCTATTAATAACTTCTCAACAGAACTCCTGGCAATCGTGATCAACGGTCGGGTCATGACCGATTGGGGTGAAAGCGACCCGCCATATACTGACGCGCCGATTGACCAGAAATCAACCCTCCGGCGAGGTCAGGGTGGCAATGGTGTGCGGCTTGATCGCATTAATCCAGGACGCACCGTGACCCTAAACCTCAACCCCGGCAGCCCGGATTCGACCTATATGCAATCGCTGATGACAGCTAATGCCAATATTGTCCTAGGTAAGACGCAAATCGGCACACTTGAGATTGCGACTGGTACGGGCGGCGTGATTATTAATGACGGCGAGGTTGGGCGCGGCGGCGCGACCATCACTGACGACCAATACATCATCGAGTTTAACGGATGGACTCAGTCGAAGGGCGGTGAATAATGAGCGCCAAGCAAGTTGATATTGATGGGCGCAAGTTCAATGTAGCTCAGGCGTCGGCGGCAGAGCAGAAAAGCCTTCTTTCAAAGATTGGGGCGAAGATCTCTCTTGTCAGCGCCGCGTCTGGGGCCGAAGAGATTGACTCTACATTGCTCTTCGGAGCGCTCCTGTCTCTTCCTGAGTCAGAGTTTGACGCCGTCGCTGAGATCGTGCTGTACAAAACGGTTGAGAACGGAAAGGATAAGATTGTTGGTGTTGGTGATTTCCAGGATCAAGCATCATCTTATTACCGACTTGTTGCGGAGGCCGTGGTGGTAAACCTCGCTGATTTTTTTACTTATCTCGACAGCGTAAATGCCGCAACCAGAGAAGCAGTAAAAAAAGCCTCATAGATTGGTTTCTCATGCGCCCGTGCGTAGGAGTGACAGTGGCTACATCAACAGGCGGCGTAGCGACCGTATGCCAGCCGTTCTGCACATGGGCTGAGTTACATGATGGCACCTATACGATCGCAGATGTCCTGCGGTTTCACATGACCATAGACGAGATACTGGCAGACCTTAAATAATGTCTAAGACTCTCTCAAATTTCCTTGTAGGCGTTGGCTTCGACTTAGATAAAAAGTCGATGGGCGGTGTTGCGTCTGGGATTGACGGGATAAAGTCAAAGGCCCTCCAGTTGGGTGCCGTTGTTGGTGGCGCATTCGGGATAAAGGCACTCACTAATGACTTTGCTAGCGCCAAGGATCAGCTGGGTAAATTCTCTGAGGTCTTCGGCGTTCAGGCCGATGATGTACAAGCATTTGGCAACGCTCTACGGCTTGAGGGTGGGACGCTTGAAGGGTTCATGTCGCAGCTTGCCGGGATTGAAAAGTTCCGCGCAGGACTGGCTGTTGGCGATGCGGGGTTTATTTCCGCCGCTGGCATTGCTGGGCTTGATGTTAATGCACTGGTTGCGGCAGAGGATGCAACAGAGGGATTCCTTGAGCTTGCAGATCAGTTCCAGGGGCTATCCCAGCAGCAGAGGTTAAACGCCGCTAGCGCGCTCGGACTCGATGAGTCAGCAATCAGGCTACTATCGAAGGGCAGAGATAATATCGAGCAGGTGGCCGACGCGCAGCGGAAAATGCGGCCAATCACAAAGGAAATGACCGATGCGGCGAGAGACTTCAATGATGAGTTTCAAGACCTATCGACAAACGTAGGCGGCGTTGCAGACAAAATAAGCACCGCCCTACTTCCCCAGATAAACAAAGTTGTTGCCGGGACTAATGATTGGTTTGACGCTAACAGGGGCCTGATAAATAGCGGCCTTGATACATTTCTTGACTCGTTAGGGGAGAATGCAGTAGCCATAGGTGCGGCCTTGACTGCAATAACCGTGGGAACCACCGCAGCGGCTGGCGGAGGCGCTCTCGCTGCAACCGGTACAAAGCTTGGCCTTGAGAGTGTGACCAAGTTCGGAACATCGGTGGGGAAGTTTGGCGGCTTTGTGGGGAAGTTCGGCGCGGTTGGTTTGGCTGCTGCGGGAGGATACGCCGCAGGGGCGGCAATATATGAAAACCTTGACGAAAGCACAGCAGACGCTATCGGCGGCACTCTGACACACATATTGGCCGATTTCGGGCTTGAGTCGGCAAAGCAGACGCTTAGGCAGATAGAGCGCTCAGAAAGAATCATGAACGCAGTCCCTATAGCGATAGAGAATAAGGTGATTATTGATGGACAGGTTATTGATAAACGCATAAATAACACCGTTGGCGAAATGGCCGATATGGCTATTACAGACCTAAAAAGCACAGAGGGCGGGTGATGGCGCTAATTAATATCTTTGTCCCGAAGTCCCCAGAATTCATCACCAGCCTTGGCGTGGTGACCTTTGATGCCGTCCTCGAGGATACATTATCGGCAAGTGTCGATTACCCGACATTCCCGCTTGAGGTTGGGGCGGATGCCTCAGACCACGGGATAATCAATCCTATCGAGTGGTCGATCACTGGGCTCGTATCGAATAACCCGCTATCAGCAGGGCTAACCGAGGCGTCTGGCGTCATCACCAATATATTCGATCCATCTACAGCGCTAGCTATAGCAAGTCTGTCAGCGGGGTTTCTGTCTGGGTCTGACGGCACACGAGCGGGGGCTGCGCTACAACTTCTTCTTGGCCTCATGTACCAGAGACAGCCATTCGATATTGATGCAGGGGATATCCAATTACAGAACATGGTAATTGTTAGCGTTGAAAGAACCAAGACCGCAGAAAATGAGGGTGGCCTTGAGTTTGTTGCGGAACTTATGGAACTGCCTCTGATATCAACGGTTATCACCAGTAACGAGCCGGGGCAGTCACAGCTACGATTCGGAGATCCTGCAAAATCCCAAGCGGCTGGATTGCTAAAAAAAGGCGAGATATCGACAACCGAGACCACCCCAGCAGATGAGGCGCTTGCCTCGGAGGTGATTTGATGGCCACCATCCCTCTATCAGGTGGAGCGGTCAACGCACACCAAGAATTCTCCATCCAGCTTGGTGATAACGTCCTTGAGTTTCGGGTGAATTATATTACCCGGTCACCCGGATGGTCTGTTGACATATCGCGTGAAGGCGATCTACTGATTGCCGGAGCCATGCTTGTTCCTGGGGCTGAAATCACAAAGAATTACAACGCAGGCATAGGTCGGCTCGTGTTTGTGGGCGATGAGCCAACGCTCGACAATCTAGGCACCGCCAATAGCTTGGTGTGGGAAGATGCCTAGTTTCTATAACAGAGTATTCGAGCTATTCGTATCAGACAGGGATAACCCGTTTATTGCCGAGACCACAGAGAGGCAATTCAGAGTCGTATTTAATGTCCTTCTTGATTTCGGCGGGTTCAACACCTACGCAGAAATCATTATTTATGGCCTGTCTCGATCAACCGAAGCAAAGATACTAAAAAAACATGAATACATAGCATTAAGGGCTGGATATGAGGATTCAATAGATTACATTTTCAAGGGTGAGATAGTTAATCTTGTGCGTGAGAAGCATCTCGTTAGGGTGATTTGCAAAGGAGGGGCGCTAACTCAAGATAAATCAACTATAAACTCGTCATTTGCAGAAGGGGTGACCCCGCAGGCCCTGTGCAGGGCATGCGCCAGCGCAATGAGCCTGCCGATAGTGATTAGTGATGATGACTTTCCCAGCCAGTCGCCATATATATCTGGGTATGCGATGTCTGGAGATCCAAAAGCCTACCTAAACAAGCTTGGAAAGGCTCATAATTTCGGATGGCTAATAGAGGGTGAAAAGGTTGTTATAGTTGGATCAAATTCATCCAGAAAAGGCCTTGTATCTGTTGTCTCCGCTGCAAACGGGATGGTCGGAGTGCCAGAGATCACAGAGGTCGGAGCAGATGTCACCGTCAAGCTTTCGCCATCTATCAAGATCGGCGGAAGGTTTGAGATAAAATCTGAATTTACCCAGGTTAATTACTCAAACATATACTATCAGGACATCCCTGAAACGCTTGGCCAAGGCGTGTATACTGTACATAAATTGCAGTTTTCAGGCGATTCAAGAGGCGATGTATGGGACACGCGGATCACGGGGATTAGGCAATGAGAACGGCCACGCTAACAGAGATGGTAGAGAAAACCGTATCTGAGCTACTGAAAGGGGTGGGCACATCCATACCCGGCCACGTATTGTCGTTTAATCCTGAATCTCAGCTTGCAAAGGTTCAGGTTGGCGTTGAGTTCGTCAAGGCCGATGGAGATACATTCACGATGGCCCCTATAATCAATGTGCCAGTTCATTTTTCTGGCGGATCATTTTCAGTCGAGCACCAGATCGACAATGGAGATGAAGGTGTAATTCTTATCTCCCAGAGGTGTATCGACGGGTGGAAGGAGCAAGGGGGGGTGGCGTCGCAACCAGTACTGAGAAAGCTTGATATGCAAGACGCTCTATTCATTCCGGGGGTTAGGAGTAAGCCGAATGCGTTATCAAACTTCCAGAACAACGGAGTGAGACTGAGAAACGAAGACGGATCTCAATACATCTGGCTTAAAAATGACAGCACCGCCGAGATCAATATCCCTACGCTAAATATTAACGGCGACATTGTCCATGCCGGAGACATGAATCAAACTGGCAGTACGACGATATCAGGCACTCTGACTGCCGGAACTGTAGCCGCAGCGGTGAGTATGACCGTGAATGGCGTTGAGGTTAAGGATCACGATCACGGGCCGGGGTCATACAATATTGGCGGAAGCCCGGTCACTGGGACATCTGGAGCGCTATCATGACAGTAAGGGCGCTTGATATTGGCGAAGACATAACCACAAGCGGAACCCAGTTTACAAACGGGGCTGAAGAGGTAGCGCAGACCGTAAAGACTAATCTCAAGCTATTCCTTGGGGAATATTTTCGAGACATAACAATCGGCACTCCATGGTTTCAGCAGATCCTCGGCAAGGGGGCCAGCCTGGACACAAGGGAGGCGCTAATTAAGCGGCAGATAATCCAGACGGAAGGTGTTGATTCGATATCAACGTTTAATACTGACTTCGACTTACCAACAAGGGGATACACGGTGTCTGCTAGCATAATCACTCAGTTTGGCGAAGCAACAGTATCTATTAATGGGGTTGTGTGATGGCTGAAATAACAGACGTCGGGTATCTTCTAAAGACTCAAAACGAATGGTTTTTTGATGAGCAGGCCAAGTACACTGCTATCGATCCCAATTGGAATATAGCGCCTTCAACACCGGACGGCCTCAAGATAGCGGCAGACTCCGAGGTTTTCGCCAACCTTGATGAGCTGGGGCAGTCCGCCTACAACTCCAAAGACCCCAACAAGGCGACCGGAAACGATCTAGATGTCCTATGCTCAATAACCGGCACCGTGAGGGGCGACGGGACGCCATCAGATGTCGCGTTAACGCTAACTGGCACAGATGGCGAGGTGATCGCCGATGGAGCCTTGGTGGAGTCGGTGGAGAATGGCTCTCAATGGGCAATAAACGGCCCCGTAACCATCCTTGGTGCAACAGCCGCAACCGCAACCGCAACAACAAACGGGGCAACTCAAGCAAGCGTAGACACAATCACAAAGATAGTCATAGCACAGGCGGGATGGGCTTCTGTCACAAATCCGACCGTTGCCACGCCAGGCACAAACCCAGACACTGACTCTGAATTAAGGATAAAGAGAAATAGCGGTGTCGCGCTACCCGGGCAGAACCAGGTCGATAGCACACATGCAGCCATCGCTAACGTTGATGATGTGAGGCGTGTCAGGATCTATGAGAATGACGACACATCTCCCGTGGACGCTAACGGACTGCCGATTCACAGTACCGCCATTGTTGTTGATGGCGGCGATGATGATGATATCGCCTTGGCTACCTATAACAAACGGAATCCCGGGCCAATCCAGCACACCTTATCAAACCCGGTAAGTGTCCCAGTTGTATCTCCAGTAACAGGAAACGAGAAAACTATCATATTTAATCGCCCTGATTATGTTGATGCGATCATTGTCTACAATATAACAGATGACGGCACTCTTCCTGCAAATGCAGGCCAGCTAGTAAAGGATGCGACGCTGGACTATGTGAATGGGGATCTACTGGAGGCTGATGGCGGATTTAATCAGACGGGATTCGGCATCGGCGAGGATGTACAAGATGGGCGGCTATACACCCCTGCCAATCATGTGATCGGGCAATACGGAAACAGCTACGTGACATCAATAACCGTTAACGGCGGCGCTGTTCTCGCCATTAACTTTGAAGAGCTGGCGCGGTTCACCGATGCCAATATTACGGTCAATATCACGTGAACCCCATAGATCACGCAGAGCAGGCGGAGAGCAGGATATACGCCCAGTACAGGGATAAGCCCAAGGCTGTTGCGTGGCTTCGCATAAATGGCGAACTAGCAAACGATCTAGAAGAAGCATATCAAGGGGTATCGGGTAGCTACAACATTGATGATGCAACCACCTATGAGCTGGATGTTCTGGGGCGTATTGTTGGTATTGGGAGGTCTTTTGAGGGGGTCATTGAGTATTCATCAAGCCAATTCGGAAGGTCTCAATTTGGGCGTAATCAATTCCAGCCGACCCAAGGAGTCACAGACCAAGACCTCAATAATGACACATACAGACTACTGATAAAGGCCAAAATAGCCAAGAACACATCAGATGCGACGATAGATTCAATAATACTCGCCCTAAGACTTATCGTTGAGACGGATAATATAGAGCTGATTGATAATGAAGATATGAGCTTTGAAGTGGTATTCGACTCGCTAACAGTCTTGGAAAAGACAGTATTATCGAGTTTTGATATTATACCGAAGCCGCAAGGGGTCAATATATCCGGCCTTGTTGATGCGTCGTCGGTATCTCAGTTCGGCAGATCGCAGTTTGGTGGGTCGCAATTCACGTATAAGTTCGGAGGATAGAAGATGTCAATTAGGCTCGAAGATAAATACCCAGGCAAGGTAACCCCAGCAAGCGCCGACTACCAAGATGGGGCGATCAGAAATGAAACTGTCCCCGATGTCAGTGATGACGGAACCCCGCTAGATTTCGAGTGGGGAAATGATTTTGAGGGCCTCAAACAGCGCTTAATCCTGATGTCAGGGATTACGCCAAGCGACAACAGCGATACCGCACTGGGCGGTGATATCCTTGATGCCTTGTTTGGTGAGTCTTCCCCTTTCAAGGTTCAGCCCACATACCCCGCGTCAATGCAGGTGAGGGCGTCTAAGGGGTATATGGGCAGCACAGCTGTTGGTGAGCAAACATCATCAGTCATAACCGCCCCGTCCGTAAATCCTCGTATTGACGCTCTGGTCTCCGACTTATCCGGAGCGCTAAGTGTTATCACTGGCGCAGAGTCCGGCTCTCCAGTCGCTCCACCAATCCCAGGAGATAAAAGGGGGCTTGCGCTAATTTCACTCGTGGTATCTCAAACAACCATCACCGATAGTGACATAACCGATATTCGCCAGATGGTCAAAGGGCCGTCAACCAGCGACGTCACAGCGGTAACGGTCACTCCGGCGAGTGATGCCGATGTCACGCTAACCGAATCCCAATACACAGCTGATCGCATTGTATTGGCAGATGGATCGTGGACTACCGATCACAATATTGTCGTCCCTGATGAGTCGCGCCGTCTCTACGTGGACAATTCGGCAGGGACATATAATGCCACGGTAAAAACAGCGGCTGGTACCGGCGTAACTGTGTCGCCCGGGGCTAATTTGATGGTCGTGTGCGATGGCGTGAACGTATTATCTATAAACATAACCCAGGCAACCGAGACGGCGTCCGGGAGTGCCGAGCTGGCGACACAGGCCGAAACTGATGCTGGGGTAGATGATCAAAAAATCGTTACGCCATTAAAGCTTGCTAATGCCCCTGTGTCAGCGTCTGGGGTATTGGCCGCTATCGCTTCCTCTGCTGCCGGGGATGTTGGGACGTATGCACTGCTACAGTACCTTGGCACCGATGCAACGATAGATTTTGGTGAAACAAAGCCAGGGGCGGATTTGCGACCATCAAACGCAGACGGGACATCAATCGCCGCAGCGGTATCAGGAACATGGCGATGCATGGGTTACTCATCAACCGCCGTTAACTCAGTAATGGTCTGGTTGAGAACGGTATAATGTTCACCCTCAGTGAAAGCTCAAAGCGAAACAGCGAAGGAGTCGATCAGAGGTTGATTGAGATTCGAGATCTTGCTTTGGTCATTACACTTGTAGACTTCGGGCATGGCCCTGATAGCGGGCTGCGCACCGCAGTCACGCAGAATGCGTTGTACCGCAGACGCAAATCAAGGGCAGACGGGGTCAATCGGAAAAGCAAGCACCAGTCCGGCAAGGCGCTGGATTTCTTCGCGTTCGTTGACGGTGATGCCAGCTGGGAACACGACCACCTAGCAATGGTGGCTGCTGCGTTCTTCCAAGCCGCATCGATACTCGGCTACCGCATCAAGTGGGGCGGATTGTGGAAAAGCAAAAGCCCCGAATACGTTAACAGCATTCCATATGGTTGGGATTGCGCGCACATAGAGTTGCTGGAGGATTGAATGGTGGGTGACTTCGACTGGAAAAGCTTGATTGGATCTGTAGCGCCAACATTGGCTACGGCCCTAGGTAGCCCTATGGCTGGGATGGCTGTTAAGGCTATCGCATCCGGGCTAGGCCTTCCTGACGGTGCTGGCGAGAAGGATGTATCAGCGGCTCTAGCTGGCGCATCTCCTGATACGCTGATGCAGATGAAAAAGGCAGACCACGCGTTTGCCGTAAGCATGAAGGAGCTTGGGGTAGACCTGGAAAAGGTCGCAGCAGGAGACCGGGATTCCGCAAGGAAGCGGGAGATCGCAACAAAAGACAATGCGCCGAAGATCCTCGCAGGGACGATTGTACTGGGATTTTTCTCGGTACTCGCTGGGATTGCATTTATTGATATCCCAGCGCAGGCGGTGCAACCTATAAATATATTGCTAGGGTCACTAACGGCGCTAGTTATTCAAGTAGGCAACTACTATTTTGGCAGTTCGGCGGGGAGTAAAGATAAAACCCGCCACCTAGCGAATAAAGGAGGGTAGCATCATGGCTGGCGGACAATCACCGAAACCACGCAAGACCAAAAAACCGAAGAAAAAATGAGCGTAGAGCTTATTTCCGTGGCGATGGCATGCGTGGTCGCGTTAGCGGCCATGTTCCAGAAAACCGACGAAAGAATGTATGTTGGATTCGTGTTCTCGTCGCTGGGGCTGCTTCATTTCCTTGCCTTCTACTCATGGCAGATGGCGGATGGTGAGCGTATGGACGGGGTGACATACTTCGTCACGGCAGCTTTAACGAGCTTGTTCGCTATGGAGCTGATGGCAAGGCAGATCAAGATCGTGGAATTGACGATCACCTTGCAGCGGATCTGCCTCATAGAGATAATTGCCAATATCGCAGGCCTATTACTTTGGTATGTCGGGATGTTTCCGATAGCTAATGTTCTTGTATTCATGGCGCTACGCACCTGGGCGATTTTCGCACTGATGCAAAAGGACGGACAGAATGACTCTGGAGGATTTGCGGTTACTGGCCGGTGGGATTATTTTATGCTTATCGTTAATCCGCGCCGTTCTTTTGTTGCTAGAAGTGAGAACCCGAAATGAGCGACAG